TTTGCAATATCAGCTACTAATTTAGATAGACTTTCGAATGTTTGTGATGAAACCGGCCAATTAGGTTCTCCAGCACTGTTAAGGTTTTCAATACCAATCGAGCGAGCGTTCATGTCTCCGTTACCAGCGTGCCATGCAGTTGTTCCCTCACCTACAATACCAATAATTTCGTTGTTAGCTACTTCATAATGAGCCGAGGTTTGTGCTGAACCAGACGCCAACCATGTATTAATTGCTACATCTTTATTTGTTGTTGCGTTGTGATGGATAACGATACGGTCGATTTTCTTACGAGGGATACTGCCACTAGCCATTGCACGACTATCTGCGCTGGTAATCAAGTCACTGTATACATCACCATTAATGTTCTTTGTCATATTACTTTTCCTCCTTTTTAACCGCAGTAATCAAACCCGAAGCCTTAGATTGTGAGTAAGCTTGTTGGATAATCTGCTCAATCTGTTCGTCAGTAAAGTTTTTCAAGATATTATTATCGCCCAATCGTTTACGTAATAAGGCTATTGAAGTTAATCGTTGTTCTTCACCTGTACCAACAGTTTTCTCGGCAAATGTCACTGCTCCAATTGCGAAGTCTAATGCTAGTGTTAGGTTTTGTGATTTAGATTTTGTTTTCATAAGCCGTAGTTCTTTCTCTAACCACCCAAGACCACCAAATGCACCAATGACACTTACACCGGCTAATACGATATTTAAAATGTTATTCATTTGTTTCCTCCTTTTTAATATGTAAATGTCCGATTATTACCAGCTCCAATTCTTACAGTGTTAATTTTCGAGTTATCCTTGTCAATAAAGAACACATCGAATAACTGTTCACTAGTTGTACCCACCGTTCTTGTCCACGTGTCATCATTGTAGTGGGCGTCACATCCACTAGTAATATGAAGAACACCGTTGCTATTTTTACTACTATCTTTATGACAATGCCCTGCTAAATATGCTATTACTTTTGTGTTTGAACCTGAAAAGTCATGTTTTACAACTGTTCCATATCCACTATCAAAATCAACAACTGTTTTATTGTTTACACCCTCCAATATTTTTCTAAGAACATCTAATTTATAGTTATAATTTGGTAGGCTTTCTTCAATCGGAACATGTCCAAGTACAACAATCTGATAACCGTCTGGGACTTGTAAGGCGTTATTTACGAGCCAGTCTGCTTGTTCCTGACTTATCTTTGCATTTACTCCCCAATAAGTATCTGGGTTAATACTTTCTTCAGTATTAACAAAAACATAACGAATTTTTTGAGCAGCGTTGTCTTTATAATAATACATTTTTTGACTGTTAATATTAGTGTAATCTTCTAAATCTCGACCAAACAAAGCATATGATTGTTGAGAATTATACGTATAACCTGTGTCAACCGAGGCACTTGTTTTTATAGTATAGTCATGGTTTCCTATAATTGGATAGTAATCTCGTTGTCTTTTATAATCAGATATGGAAGCATTAAAATTAAATATTTGACTATCCATAAGTGATTTAGAGCCATAAGCAATAGGAATATCACCACCGAAAAACAGTTTTCTAATTCCAGTGTTCTTTTTAATTTGTTCAATCAAAAGTGGAGACTGCTTAGAATTGTCTCCCCAATGTACGTCTGTCAAAAAGATAAATTGGTCTCCGTTTGAATAAGATTGCTCGGCTTGTTGTAACTCAGAAATTTTAGACACCATGTAATCTTTATAATAATCGTTTGGTTGGTTTTGCTCACCAGCCGAAAGAGCGTCAATCTGTTTTTGTGCTACATATTCAAACCAGAAGCGAGAAAAATAACCGTTGGTAATTTGTCCCCAGTTGTTAAATGCCAACAATACAGTGTTAACTCTTGCGTATCCATTTCCAACAATTTCTAGTGCTTTACTTGAAATATTATAAATTAAATATTGATTGGGTGACAAGGTATAACTCTGCCCCGTCATCTTAATCGTAGTTTGGTCAGTTCCGTCTGGTTTTCTGATATATAACATATTTGAAGTTGGTAATGTTATAGTCGATATATGTTTAGCATCTACACTAAATGTTGGTTTGAAACCGACACCACCCATAAATACAAGATAATCGTCAACCTTAGATTGTAGTTTAAAGTATGGATAAAATGCACCAGAAGAAACATTTGTATAAGAATTGCTAGCAAGAAGTTGTAATTTATTTCTGTTTTCTTCCCCAGTTGGTAAAACTACAATATCATTGTTCGTTACGTCCCAATATAATGAGTTGTTATTGGGTAGCTCATACGTTTGTCCCCATGTTGTATCTGGTGACGTGGCTGCCAGCTTATTGTATTGGTTGTACAAAATAAGAGCCGTGGTGGGTAGTGTTATAGATATTTTAAATGTTGCTAAATCTAAAACAGACATCGTGGGATAACCAGAGCCACCAATTACTAAATTATTATTATTTATCATATTAGTTATATAAAATTGTTTAAAATATCCATCAGTAACCCTACCATATATGTTTGTGGCAAGTACAACATAATCTGTTTCCAACTTAACCCCAAAACCCACTGGTTTAATTTCGTTCGTAGTCAAGTCCCAGATTAAAACGTTGTTATTGGGTACAGAAATAAGTGTTGACAAATAACTATCTTCTGAAGCATTAACCAATAGATTTTCAGCGTCATAAACTTGCATATTAGTTGACGGTAAAACAATATCAATATTAAAAACACTATCTGGTTTTGATATACTTGGCTCGGATCCACCACCAACAAAAGTGTAACCCTGATTATTTTTTGAAGAAATGTATAATCCATCTTCAATGTTGTTAAGGCTCGTACTGTCTATAATGTCACCATCAACCCATTCCTTTTTTTGATATACCATAAAAATTCCTCCTATTCATTAGTAGTTTTATTATAGCACAAAAAAAAGACCGTTGCCAGTCTTAAATATTATAGCTAAATTTTGATACTACCCGAAAACCATAATAAGAAATATCTAAAAGTTTGTCTTGATAATCAACTCTATCGTAAAACGTCAGTAATCTCTCATTTCCCCCTGAGTCTAATACCACAATCCCATATTTTTTCATTAGATAATACCCTTTAATTTCAAACTCTTTAGTGTTGTAATTGTCATGTGTAAAATATCTGTTTGAGTAAACTTTTTAATATTTATACGCCGGTTCAATTGGATAACAATATCTGGAGCGTTGACCTTGTCTGGTTGTGTCTCGGCTTGTGTGATAATCTCTTCCTCGATAATATCCAACACAACAGATCTGCGTTTTTCAATTGTTTTTAGTATGATATATTGTGATACCTCAGTTATCAATCCTAGTGCAATCAATACAATCAATAAAATAATAAATCCTATTACGATTTGACCTAAAATAATTAATACGTTCATGTTATAATTCCTCCATCCGGCGTTCCAAAGTACCTTGTAAGAACCCGGCTTGATACTGTTCGTTGTCTGCGTATTTAAACAGGTTCGGTTTGTCTTCGTAACCAACCATAAAACCTAACAAATATATATTCAAACTTTCATTAAAATCTAATTGTTTAACCATTATATCTCCTTTATTTTAAACAGTGGTTCACATAATAATTTGCTATCCCACCATTCTTTTGCTTGTGTCTCGTTGTCAAATATTATAGCACGGCTCATTTTCTTTGTAAACCCATCGCTATAATTACCAGTTGCATAATCAGCCGTGAGATATTTACCCTCAACATCAGACCAGATTATATAGTTTGTGTAGTTCATCACATTTACCAAACTATCGTGTACTTACCAAAAACCTTATCGTATCTAAGTTCATACCCCAATTCGTCCAGGTAGTCAACATAGTGCTGGCTTTCCAATAGTTTAAAAGTTTCGTCTGGTACGTCTTTGTTTTTATATGAAATTTCAACGAACATGTGACCTTTATCAATAGCCAACTTAATTAAACCCTCAACATAAAAGTGACCTACTCGTTCTTCATTTGATAGTGACTTATAAAAATTATCCGTACTTTGTTCTCGTGCTTGTTTTGCGTTAATCATTTGCTCACTTCCTCACATAGATATTCTTCTGCTGTAAATCGTGGTTGGTTAAAGTCATCAAATATTTCTCGCCACAATTTCATATACTGGTATCCTAAACCCTTGCTGACATATATATAATCTGCCGTGTCTTCTGGTAATGACCACCAATTACTAAAACCCGAACGTTCTAACTTATCTACTACTGATTGTTCGTTTTCTTTTGTTATCCCTGTTATAAAAAACCGAGGTGTTGTTTTATTAATCATTTACTAACCTCATCAGCATTCCAACCGTTATTATAAACCATGTCCCAGAACTCATCATCATTATTATCACTAACTACTGCGTCAATAATTCCATCACCTGTATAAACTCTATATGTTTTCATTCATTTTCTCCTCGCTACTATATGAAACCCGACCCTGTGTAGTTCGTAAGACCCACCACATCGAAGCACCCCTATTCAGAATACCCCAAGTGCTTAGACC